CGTGGACTCGGAGATGTGTATAAGAGACAGCATTCTTCCCATAAACAAATCGTCTATAGTTTCGTCTGCACCTTCTGGCATAGGGGTACGCTCTGGATCCATGGTTGGTTCCTCGGTCATCTCCTCTTCCATTCCTTCCTCTGTCGGTGCTGATTCAGACAGGAACTTTTTAAATTTCTTATCACGGACAACTGAACCCAGTTTTCCTGCAAGAATTTTAATTGATGCATCATCAGTGATGTCTTCCATAGTAAATGTGGAATCCTCATCAATAACATCTGCCGAGATTGCATCATCGATAGATTGTTTAAACATCATAAGCAACCTCACGAATTCAATCGGAAGTTCTGTTTGGTCATCATCAAACTTAGGATAGTCTCCTTTTAAACCAAACAATGGTTGCAACTTAGTTGTCTGCATAACCAATGTATTAAGTGGTTTCTTCCTAAAGCTACCACGCGGCTGGAATTCACCAACCATTTCGTCTTCGGCCATTGCTACACCTTCAGTTCCCTGAAGTACCTCTGGCGCCATTTCTTTATCTTCATGTGGCATATTAGCCTCCTTTTAGCATATCTGATGCTGGTAATGTTTCTGTAATCGCTTTGATAGCACCACCATAAGTGGTACCATATTCCCCAAGCTTGGCTTTATAAGTTTTACTTAAGTTGTCCAAGCGTTTATCCTCACCCATCTGCTCACGAATTTGATCGTCAACAGCATGTTTATCTCCTAAATCGGATTCAAGGATTAAACCTTTCTCTCGCATAATAGCTTCACGCTCCATGCTATTATAGTATACGGCGCCAAGTTGTGCATCAAAACATCCATTAACCCCATATGTTCCTGTATTATCGCCCCATCTGCCTTGTGTTCGTGCTGGTGCTGTCATACCGACAACTAATTCCCCGTCACAACCACATACATTGTTGTCAATAAAAGTTTCTCTTTCTGAATGCTTCATAAGTTTTTCAAACTTTGAATCACATTCTATACATCTAAATGCAAATACTGGCATTATTTCGCTCCTAATCCATAGCCATCTTTATACCAACCCGCACCCTTAAGGATGAAGTTGGACTTGGCAATTCCTTTTTCTGTTTGTTCTCCACATACTTCGCAATCCGGTAAAGGATCATTGACTTTCTGTAGAACTTCTTTTTCTGTTTCACAATCTTTGCATATACAAATATATATAGGCATTATGTTTGACCCGGCCCTGATCCGAATGGCGGCAGCTTAATGCCTCGTCCACCACCCAGTTGTCTTGCTAATGAAGCTTCTGCTGATTCTGGCCTGTTCTCATAAGGTGCCCCATCAGGACGACCTCTTGGCATACCTTGACCACGAGGGCCAACTTCTTCCTGCACTTCTGGTGTCTCTGAGAATGAACGAGGAAGATCGAATAAACGAATAACCTCATCACGAAGCTTCCATTGTTCCACACCTAAGTTAGATAAGACAGGAACCAGTTGTAGTAACTGCTGTCGTCTAACCGATTCAGCGATAGGTGTTGATGCTTGATCCAAAGCAGTATATTTAAACTTGCCTATAATCTTTTCAGGTGTAATCAGTTCAGGTACACCATCAACCAATACAATCTCTTTGTCCTCACCAGCAACAAGTGTAAGCGCTTGAATAAATCTTTCAGATATAATTTCAATCATGCTGTCACGCTCACGAGCAAGGCGACCAATCTCAGATGCCGTATACTGCGCAAGTGCAGCAACTTCTGTTGCCGATGACTTTGTTGCTTCACCTCTAGTGAATGGTGCCATTACTGAACCCTTGGCAAGGTCTTGATCAATCTGTTGCAGATAACGATCATGGTTCGAAGATATGGGGACTGACGGCACAACGGAGATAACACCCGCGAGGTTCTCTGTATCGACAGGGATCATGGCGCCATCAACCCCCGCAGTAATCTTAGCCAACGCTTCTTCATCGATAGCACCTTCTCTCACAAGAAATTGTCGGGTATCGCGACGAACAGCATTAGCCCAAAATGACCGCAAAATGTTTTTCTCGTATACTTGATCATAGATACGCTTCATAGCACTAATGCCATCTAACGGTTGATCTGGTACACGGGAATAATAAAGTGGAACGATTGGTGATACAGGCGTACCATCAGAAGCTTCCAAAGGAATATCTGATTCCTCCAATAAACGATCAGTGTCCTGAACATTCGGTGTCCAGAAATAAAGTTTGTTATTAATAAAATCATAAAGCTCAACAACCTTGCAATACATAAAGTTATCAGGAATGTTTGTAGCTTGATCATAAGGGTCTTCACGCGTTGATGTTGGGCCGAAATAGTTTTCTTTTTTAACAGGGATCCATTGATGTGGTCCAAACCGCTGATTCATTTCAGCAATATTTTCCCAATAGATATGTCCAATAAATCTTTGTTCAGACCATACATTAGCATCTCGATCAACAATAACTTCCCATGGCGAACAAGCACGGATACCAATTTGGTCCAGCAAGTTCTCTGAATGTCTTGGATACAATTTAATAAATGCGTTAGGATATATCAAAGCAAGTCGCGAAGCCAATTCTAGTTGTGTCTTCTGGTCAAACAGAAATCTATTTACAATCTCTTTGACAAGTGCTTTGTTTCCTTTACCCTGAACATCACCACCGATTTCAACAGCAGGTGCCTTAGAAAACAAGGAAGCAATGAATCCTTCAATGTAGTTGTACGCATCAGATGTTTCAACACGCAGTTGCGCAGCATCATCAAAAGCATTTCTTTCTTTATAGAAGTCTGTCATGTAAGCAGCTTTATACCGCCGCATATCTGTTTGTCGTTGTTCCCACAGTGATTCGTGATCAGTTAGGACAGCGCGAACCAAATGCACTTTATCTTGTTGTGTAATCTCAGCCATTAATTAATTCCTCTTATAATAAGCGTATATGTTAAATCAGTATCGTCGTTCATTTATACCCAATGCTTTGTCGTGAATCTTCTTTACACGACGCGACACAATCCAATCTGGAAGGTGGGCCTTGGTTGAGAATGAAACTTGCTTAAGGCACTGACAAGCCAACGCAAGCGCAATAACACAGTCACCATGGTGGTCCAAGTTATCAGGCACATGAGGCGCCAAGCCCCGTGAATCAATTTGATATGATCTCATTTCTGTATATGTAATAGAATCTATCTGACAAACCACACCTTCAACAAGAAGTGCTTTAAGTTCTTCGAACATTATTATCTTTGACTTTGTGGTTGTAATCCAGTTGCGCGTTTTTTTCCCCTCGTATAGTTGGAAATAGTTTCTATTGCGCAGTTCATTAAGCACAGGCAAACCCCAGTTGTTTTCCTCGACAAGCACACGAGCGTTGTTATACTTGGTTGCCAATTCAACAACCCGTTCAGCAAGTGCCACAGGTGAAATAGTATTTGAACGATACATGGCCACAGGTGTGTATGATTGTTTATCCATTACAATAATAACAGAATAGTCACCGCCCCGACCAGATGCAACATCGACACCCATACCATAAGCCATGTCAGGTTCAGGCTCATCAAAAATATGAACCTTGTTATTCTCAGCTTCAACATTTACTATCTCAACATATTGCAGGTCATCATCAGAGAAGTAAGCGTTGCCCGATTGAGCGAAGGCTTCTTCCAAGGAGCCCGGATATTCGCGCCGAAACTTTTCTGCACCCAAGCGATGCTGCATGCAAGCACGCCAATACATCTGGTGTGTGTTTAATCCCCACTGAACTTGATAGTTCGGGTCTAAGGGCTCCCAGCCTTCTGGGTATTCATCAGCATATTCCGCGTGTTCAAACCAAGGAAAGAACAGCATGTTCCATCCGCCTTCCCCGCGCTTAGCTTTAATTACTTCTGTGTGTAGTGCATCACCATAATGGTTTGCTGTTGATTCAATAATAAGCATGTTGCCGTTTAGTGCACCAATGGCTGTTGCTTTTAATTCTTCTGGGTTTGGGGCAAAAGCATATTCTGAAATGTGTAAGTAGTTACAGGTGAAGGAGCGCAAGCCGCCTTTACCTTCTGCTGACACAGCCATAACCTTTGCTCCTGTATCTGCAAAGGTCATCTCAGTTGTATTCTCTACGACAAGGGGGCGGCGCAGTTGGGCCGGTAAGGTATTGTAGAACATCTTATACATCGACAGGATGTGTTTGGCTGAACTAAGCTTATGCGACAGCACAGTGATTGTAATGGGGTCAGTGGCCGTATACCACTTGTAGAACAGCCAAGCCGACACAAAGGTCGTTGAACCTATTTGACGAGGCTTAAGGACCAACAGGTCGTCTTCCTTCTCTAGTTCTGCAAACATGGTCATCTGCTCATCTGTGGGGCGCAGGTTTGTCATCACGCCTTTCTTGTTAATGATGCGCAAGCGGCTAATGAATCCTAGTGGGTCTTCTAATATTGTTTGTAATGCGGTGTTAATGTTGTATCATCCTTTTGTTAAAACATAGTGGAAAAATGGGGGGCAAATATTTGAGGGGGTATAGTAT